ACCTTTTGTCCACTTTTTAACCTTATTTTATGGGATGTTACTTCTATACATGCCACGCGACTATATCTCGGGACCTTATCTTTTTACTTAACGACATCAAAAGATCCTAACATCAAGAAAAAAATAGTTAAGGTAATAATAAATGAACAAGGGAATCGTGAATTTGAAATAGTCGGTTCTTGTAAGGAAGTAGAATATAAACATATTACCTTTTCAATAGGTCCTAAATCTAATTCACAGTGGACAACTAGTAAGTATGTGACAATAACATATCCGAATATGGGAGAAGGTTATGTTAATAAATATAGTGTAGATAATGGTAAAACATGGAAGGTAGTTGTTGGAAGTACTAAGAAAACTGAGGATTATTTATCTGATGGTAAAGTTATGGCACGAATAGAAGGGCCAACTACAGTTAAGGATGAGTATCCAGTTAAAAAGATTGATAGAGCAGCACCAACGATTACTAATGTTACGGGTAATCCGACAGCATGGACAAAGGGGAATGCTACATTAACAGTTAATGGAGCTAAGGACATAGGATCTGGTTTAAATGCCACAGCTTATAGTTTCGATAATGGAGCGACATGGCAAGCAAGTAATCAAAAAACTTATACAGCAAATATGAATAATATTATAATTAAGGTAAGAGATGCAGTTGGTAATACTTATACTAATCCAGCAATTAATATAACTAAGATAGACAAAACGGCACCAACGATTACTAATATTACAGGTAATCCAACATCATGGACAAATGGGAATGTAACATTAACAGTTAATGGAGCTAAAGACATAGGATCAGGTTTAAATGCCACAGCTTATAGTTTCGATAATGGGGCGACATGGCAAGCAAGTAATCAAAAAACTTATACGGCTAATACAAATAATATTATAATTAAGGTAAGAGATGCAGTTGGTAATATTTATACTAATCCAGCAATTAATATAAATAAGATAGATAAAACGGTACCAACTGTAAGCTTAAATCCAAGTGCGTGGGCGACATATGTCAGCGGAGGTAAAGCCGTGACAATAACATTAGTTGATGCTCATAGTGGATTGAAAGCTAGTCAACCAATTTATTATGCTTGGACAACTTCAAATACAGCAGTACCAACTTCATGGGCAAATTTAGTAAGTACAAATGCGGCAGGAGCTAAAACAGCTAGTGTAACAGTACCGGCGACATCATCTGCTTCATTAACCGGAACGTATTACTTATGGATTAAAGCTGGAACTTTAGCAGATTTAAGTGGCAATGTTTCGGCAAAGGCAACAAGCGGGGCTTTTAAGTTTGATAATAATAATCCAATTATAAGTAATCTAACTGCTAGTAAAACGACTAATAGTATAACAGCGGTAGCGACAGCTTCGGCTACTTCGGGAATAAGTAAGTATGAATTTAGTAAGGATAATGGAGCTACTTGGGTAAGCAGTGGAACGAATAAAACTTATACGTTCACGGGTTTAACTCATAATACAACTTATCCTATAAAAGTAAGAGTAACAAGTGGTGTCGGGAAACAAGCTTTATCCGCAGCTACTAATGTTACAACAAATAGAATTGATCCTCCAACATATGTGGTGTCACCAGGGGGTAATTTATATACTCAAAGTAAAGAAGTAACAGTAACTGCTCATTGTACGACTTGTACAAATGAATATAGTATAGACAATGGAAAGACATGGGTAGTATTTCCAAGTACGGTATTTAAAATCAAATATATATCAAATAATGTTTTAATGGCAAGAAGTAAGGACGGAACGAATACGGTAAGCAGTACATGTACTATTACTAATATAGATCAAACAAATCCAGGATTTGTAAAAGTAAATGCTAGTTCAAAAGTTCCAGGGGGCTATTTGCCATGTGATGGTAGAGCAGTGTCAAGGACAACATACGCTAATTTATTTAAAGCGATTGGAACAACTTATGGGGTCGGTGATGGAAGTACGACTTTCAATTTACCTGATTTCCAAGGCCGAATTCCAATCGGAAAAAGTAGTAAATATGCACTAGGAAGTAAGGGCGGCAGTACGGATACAACACTGGCTACTGCTAATCTTCCAGCGCATACGCATACAGCTATTGCTAAAGGAACGGTGTCAAGTACATTTACTGGAAGCAGTGCAGCAACAGCTTCAGGTGGAGCACACACCCATACATTTAGCGGAACGACTTCAAGTAATGGGAATCATAGTCATACAACATATCATAAAGGGTATTATTGGATTAACAGAGGAACAGGTGGCGAATGGAAATATTTGGCATATTGGGAGGAATACCCTTCAGATCCTGAAAGGGAATTTGGTAGAACGACCAGTAATGGGGCTCATACGCATACATTTAGTGGAACTACTTCTTCCAATGGTGCACATACCCATACGGTTACACCAAAAGGATCAATATCTAATACTTTTACAGGTACTAGTGCGACAACAAGTTCAGTAGGTAGTGGAACTTCATTTACAAATATGCAACCATATTCAGTAATTGATTATGTTATTAAATATTAGCAAATAATAAAATATTTTGTGGAAAGAGGAAAAAATATGAAATCAAAATTTATTTCTCTTGGTAGTGGATTCTTTATTGCAGTTGTTTTAATTGGAATAATGAGTTTTTCCTTAGAAAAAGGTGAAGCCGAGATTGTGGTTGGTGAAGTTATAGAACAACCATCCGGTTTTATTGGCATTTACTCAGGAACAACGATACCGAGTGGTTATTTGCTCTGTGATGGAAGAGCGGTGTCAAGAACAACATATGCTAATTTATTTAAAGCGATTGGAACAACTTATGGAGCGGGAGACGGAAGTACCACTTTTAATCTTCCTAATTTGTCAGAAAAAGTTCCAATCGGGAAAAGTGGGAGTTATGCACTAGGAAGTACAGGTGGAAATGCGGCTACAACTTTGACAACAGCTAATCTTCCAGCGCATACGCATACGGTGACACCAAAAGGAACAATAGCCAGTACTTTTACTGGAACTAATGCGACAACAAGTTCAAATGGAGCACATACTCAAACGTATAGTGGAACGACTTCAAGCAGCGGTAATCATAGTCATACGACATATCATCAAGGTTATTATACTTTTCAACGTGACAATAGTCCGGGTGAAATTTATAATATTGCTTATTATAAAGAAATAGATTCAGATCCTCAAAAGAAATTTGGTAGGACAAGTACTAATGGAGCGCATACTCATACATTTAGTGGAACGACAGCGTCATCTGGAGCCCATACCCATACAGCGACTGCTAAGGGAACGGTATCAAGTACATTTACCGGAAGCAGCGCGACAACTAGTTCAGTGGGGAGTGGGACATCTGTAACTAATATGCAACCATATATTTCAGTAAATTATGTTATAAAATATTAAATACATAGAAAGTAGGTAATTATATGAAGGTAAATATAGGCTTTCTTATCACTGGTTTTCTGATACCAATATTTCTGTTTGGAATATTGGGTTTCTCGATGGAAAAAGGAGCAGCTGACACTGCTAAAACAGTAGGATCTATTGATGCTGCTGGGACAATTGAAAGTTATTCGGGGGCAACGATACCGAGTGGTTATTTGCTCTGTGACGGAAGAGCAGTGTCAAGAACTACTTATGCAACATTATTTCAGGCAATAGGTACTACTTATGGAGCGGGAGATGGAAGTACTACCTTTAATTTACCTAATTTATCAGAGCGAGTCCCAGTGGGTAAAAGTAGTAAGTATGTTTTAGGAAGTAAAGGGGGAAGTGCTACTAATACACTAACAGTAGCAAATCTTCCTGCTCATTCTCATACATTATCTGCTAAGGGAACAGTATCAAGTGTATTTACTGGAAGCAGTGTTACTACTAGCTCAAATGGTTCTCATACTCACACATATAGTGGAACAACATCATCGGCTGGTAGTCATAGTCATACGACATACCATAGAGGATATTATAATATGAATCGTACATGGGAAGGTGACTCATTTAAAATGTCTTATTATGAGAAAATGACTGAAGATGCTGAAGAAAAATTTGGCTATACGGATACTACTGGAGCCCATACACACACGTATAGTGGAACAACATCATCTAGTGGAGGTCATACTCATACATTGTCTGCTAAGGGAACAGTATCAAGCACATTTACTGGAAGTAGCGTTACTACTAGTTCAACAGGTAGTGGGACATCATTTTCAAATATGCAACCTTATGCGGTTATGAACTATATAATTAAGTATTAATAAAAATTAAATACCCACCCAACTTTAGTTAGAATAATAATTAAAGTTTTTTTGTGAATTTAAGTTGAAAATATTGACAATAGGGGG